CCAGATTACCAGTCCGGCCCATATTCGATTGTGTACATGCAATCTGCCGTTATGTTCCTAGCAGTATACCACGGTCTAGAGTATACGCACTGATACAGGTCTGGTAAAACCTATACGCGGAACCATGTTGTAACCGTTTAACAGTTACGATGAGAGGCCGGAATACCTCATAAATACTCCGGCCTAACATTCTAACTATTACGCGGGCGTCGATTCAGTCGATGTCGCAGCATCCAATTCGGCCTTCCGTTTAGCCTCGATGTCTGCAATCTGTTGTTTGAGGACTGCAACCATCATTTGCTTCTGCTGTGGTTGCATGTTCTCCATTTTCTCAATGTTCCGAATCATCGTCTGAGCAGCGACAATCGGATCATTCGGGTCCGGCTTGGTATATCCGTTTTCCGTTAATACCGCCGTCATAGCCTTTGCACGTTCGTTGTTTTTCTTTGTGACGTTCACAAAATCAACGATTTCGGTATTGCTCGGAACTTCCTTTGCTGCTTCGAGTTCGTCAAACTTTTCAAACTGCTCAACCGTATACTCAAACTTCAACGGAGGATTAATCTTCTCACCAAGAAATGAACCAACAGAGCCGGTAAACTTTTCGGTTTTCATGTGTGTAAACTCCAACTAACGCTTTTACGATTGGTCCGGGGCGGAATTGCTCAGGACCGTCTTACCCAACTAAAGAGAAGTATAGCCTCTAGCCCGGAACGTGTCAACTACCGAATGGGCCGACCAGACATTAATTCGTCAGCAATCCGCAGAGCGTGGGCCATGAAACGATAACGCGACAGGCCCGACGCCATAACCACGCCGGTCAATGCATTTAGATGTATAGCCCCGTTACCTACAACGATTCTAGATGCTGCACAATGCGGGCAGTGGTTACGCATACCGCCATACCATGCAGAACAGATGAAACACCTAACCAACTTCACTCGCATATCAATCCCCTTCCAAGTCGATTATCAAACAGATAATCACGAATGACCAGAACAAGCAAACAATCAACATAAGACAATGATACGCCTATCAAATAAACATAGCAATACATATATTGTATTAAATTGTATCAATCATTAATTTTTGATTAAGATGCATACTTATACATCGCGTGCATAACTATACATACCCCCCATATGTAGTATATGAATGGGTCCCATACACCATATGCGGGGGGTGGTACTCCAATACGTATACCATTATAATTATACAGAAATTGGGTCCCATATATTTATTGGTGGTCTTATTTACATATAATTCGAAAGCGCAAAGTTCAGATTTGCGAAGCGCAAAGTTCAGAGGGTATTGACTTGTTTAACGAATCGGAGTAGACTCGCACTGAAAAACGTGTAGGGAAGTTCTGAACTCTGACTTCTGTAAATCTGACATAAATTATATGTATATTAACGTGAATAGTCCGTTAAAAACAAAGGGTGGTAATCAAGATGGTACAAGCAAACGAGCAAGTAAATTATCAAGGTCGGCGAGCGTGGGTTGTATCTACACAGGGTAATGAGCCGAATCAAGTAGTCAATATTCGATTCGAGGACGGCACGGAACGTATCATTATGTCTGGTGAACTTGGCGAAGCTAAAGGTACTGGTTTGTCTGGTACAAAGTTAAACGAAGCACAAATCGCAGGACATGCTGGCGCAGATAGGCAATATGCAGGTGGAGCAGGAGAATATAGAAAAGAACAAGATAAGAATGCAAAGGTAGATGATTACGGTCAGATTACTCCACAACTAGATGAACCTGTAATTGATTTAGGTCCGGGAACTGGTGATACAGGCGCGGGCTTAAAAGCAGATGGAAAAGATGTTGATTCGAATAACCGTAGATTGTTAGGAACAGAAGAAATCATCACAAGGATAGAACCTGTCACGCGTAAAGTAGTTGATAAGAATGGACGTAAACTAGAAGTCGGTACCACTATATCAATTAAGGCTAGATTGATAAAGTTTCATGGTGCCGATAAAGTCGAAGTTCTATACCCACCATACGTAAGACAATCCGGTATACCTATTTGGGTTGAGGAAAGAAAGCGTCTTGAACTTCCAAATCAAGATGATCCTACGCAGGGAAGTGGTGCGGAATATCTCGATGCAATATATCATTATGAGAATGGTCAGGTTGTTGATGCTAACGGAAAAGAAGCACCGAAATTTGAACCTGAAAAACAGGAACGTCTGACGGTACCTGTTAAATATGTTGAGAAGTTCTAAGTTAATTTATTGGGAGTTCTCGCAGAGAAACGAGCAATCTGACGACATAATGACATGCTGACGCAGTAAAAAGAATAACAATAAGATAGAGGAGAAAAAATGAAATCAGGACTTGCAATGATTACGTTTCTAGGTGGTCGTGGTGATGGTGCAGTAGATCCAGATTATGGTGTATCTGGTGGTGGAAATAGACCAGATAATACATTGCCCGGTGGTATTCAATTACCTCCCGGCGCGGCAACCCTACCTGTTTTTCCATTCGACCCAACGATTGATAATAGTTTGCCCGGTGGTAGACCTGATAGACCAGATAATTCTCTGCCCGGTGGTATGCCGCCACGTGTAGATAATACATTGCCATCAGGCGGTAATAGACCATCACATCAACCAATACATCCTGGTGCAAAGTTTGTTGTAAAATGGTTGGCATGTGTTGGTCTGATTCTTGTACCTGACAATACGTTGCCATCTACACCACAACCGAAGTAATTACTCGTCTGGTACAGACACGGGCATACTGATAGGTTGAATGTAAATATAAATGGAGCGATAGCGACATGAAGATGTTAGTGGTAGATGATGAATCGTTTGAGCTTGAATTGAATCGTTCTATGCGTGTAGCCGATGTTGTTACCTTACCTGCTAAAGGACGTAACGGCGCGAAAGCTACACCAGATTCATTACGCAAGTTGATAGCACATGACGCATTAAATGGTACACCTGCCAGCGAATTAGCTGAAGCATATGGAGTATCAGAGTCATCTGTCAGTGCGTATAAGAACGGTGCGTCATCTACCACTACATACCACGAAGGTAAAGGCGAACTAAAAGATTTTACGGACATGACGCGAGATAAGATTAAGAATCGTGCTCAGAATAAACTTCTACTCGCATTAAAGCACATGACTGAAGACAAGATTAAGGAAGTGAAGCCTATTGAGCTTAGTACAATAGCAGCGAATATGTCACGTGTTGTAGAGAAAATGTCACCGAAAGAACAGACTACGGTTAATAATAATATCGTGTTCTATTCACCTAAACAAATATCAAAAGAAAACTACGAGACGATTGATGTTATGCCTGATAATATGAGGTAACGGCCTAATAAACAGGCAAATAAAAGGAGATAAAATGACTGAACAGAATAAACCATCATCTAACGAACCAGAAAGAAAAGGTGGTGGTGAAAGCCCGGCGACGCAGCCATCACGCGGAGATAAAGATTCTCATATGACTGAATCACCAAAAGAATCTAATAGACCTTCAGGTGGAAATAATCCTGGTGGTGTTGCTCCGTCTCAGAATCCGGGTAGTAAAAATTCGTAATTAAACACGAGCTGGTATCAATGATTTGGGGATACCAGCTCAATCTTCATGGTACACTGTATATAAGGATACGAACATGGAAACAAACGGTACCATACGTGGTCGCATAAAGAGTATTAAGAAAAATTTCGGATTTATTGGTGGTATAGACAGTAAAGATTACTTTTTTCACTGGACTTATTTAGCACCAACCACGAAAACATTTAATCAGCTTGCAATTGGTACGACGGTAGAATTTATTCCAGAGAATTCTGATGGTAAGGACCGAGCTAGAAACATTATAGCAATAGATTAAGCTGTGAGGTCAGCCGAACATGCCAACACCAATTATGTTAGCACCCGGAGTTACGCATACAGCACTACAAAATCAAGTAATTGCGTTACCGGGCCGAACTGGTACGTTTATTAGTGGTGCTGTGTGTGAATTTTCATTACGTCAGACCGGCCCGTGGGTAGCTATAACTCCAGTAACAGGAACAATAGGTATAACTGCTGCTGGTGGTGGATTTGTTCGTTGTCCTGGTGGTATTTGTGATATGTTATTTAGTTGATTAATGAGTTAGTAAAGGAAGCAAATGAGCATCAACATAATTCTACTCATGGTCGCACTCGTATTGTTCCTAGTAGCGGCTATAGGTGTTCCATCAAGAATTAATTTGGTTGCGGCCGGGCTTGCTTTCTGGGTATTGTCATTACTTGTCGGTAAGTAAATGAACGTACAAGTAACGTCGCCCGTAGAGGACGAATTAAAGAAATGGATGCCTAACGCTAAACAAGAGAAGTTTATTAGGTTACCATTCGACATATTCGAAGCATTTTACGGCGGTCAAAAGGGTCCAGGTAAGAGTGAAATATTAGTATTACTGCCTATACTCTATGGATTTCATAACAATCCGAATTACCGTGGTCTATTCATGCGTAGAACATACGCAGACATCGAGAGAGAAATTTTAGATAGGCAACGGAAATATTATCCATCGACCGGCGCGGTACTCAACGAACAAAAGAAAAGATGGAAATGGTCTAATGGAGCCATAGATAGATTAGGACATGCGGAAACTGAACAAGGCGTTAGAGAATACGACACTGACGAATATCATTTACTTAGATGGGATGAGCTTACGCATTTCCTACCATTTCAGTATCAGTACTTATCCTTTACACGAGTCAGAAGCTCAGACCCATTCTTACCCGCAATCGTTAGAAGTGCAGGAAACCCAGGAAACATTGGCAATACGTGGGTACATAAACGCTTTATTAAACCAGCTCCATTCGGGTTTAAACGCCTTCGAGAAAGAGTATGGAACCCGGCTAAAAATGTCTATGAATACTTAGAACGTATATTTGTTCCCGCAGAATTAACGGATAATCCGAAGATAGACCCGAGCTATATATTAAAATTACAATTATTACCTGAAGCAGAAAGACGAGCTGCGTTTGGTGACTGGAATGCATTTCTTGGGCAGGTATTTACTGAATGGCGATTATTCCCGTTTCATGATGAGCCTGACAATGCAAGACACGTTATACCATCATTCGAAATACCTAGCTGGTGGCCCCGTGTTATATCAATTGACTGGGGTTGGGATGCTGCTACAGCTATATTATGGGGTGCAATTTCACCGGACGGGCAAGTATTCGTCTATCGTGTGTACAATGAGAAGCATAAATATATTAAGGACTGGACACGTGATCTGGCCAATCTGTCTCGTAATGAATTAGCATCTATTAGACGAATAGTAATTTGTCATTCAGCAGGGCAACAGCGCGGCGAGCCAAAAACGATACAAGAACAGACTAATGAGTCACTATTAAATAATGGTTTCCCCGTACAATGTAATTTAGGTAAGCGTGACCGTGTTGGTGGAAAGATGCTCATACACGAGTATCTTCGTTGGAAAACTATTGATGCGAAAATACTCGAGAAGACATACAACGAACAACTCGCAAATGCAATTTTACGTAATTACGGACAAGAAAGATTTGAAGCCTATAATGCAATGTTCGTACCGGAAATTGAAGACAATCTTCCCAAACTTCAATTATTCGAGGGATGTACCGAAGAATTGCAAGAGGTCATTCCTAGTTGTCAGTACGAACAAAAAGAACATAAGAATTCGGAAGATGTTGCTGAATTTAAGGGTGACGACTTATACGACGCATTAAGAGGTTTACTTGAAGTTGTTGATGAATATGTACGTGAGGCTAAGGACGAATTCACTACTAGACAAGTAATTGATAAAGTTGTAAGGAATTTACATGAATCAGGTGATACTACACAATTTTACAGACAAATGGAAATCGTGGAAGCAGTCAACGCTAAGAAAGGTTTCGGCGTTCGTCGCTTTCATAGGAAAAGGTTTCATTAATCAACGAGATGTAAAGCATTATGAAGTTGTTAATCTTTATAAATGGCAAATACTCAAGTTAGAACTCGAATTAGATGAGATTAAGCACGAAAGAGACGAATTCAAGAAGTTATTTTTCGACCAGTTAGGTATCAATCAAGATCGTACAGCGGTAAACGAAGATAAACAGGTAATTCATAGGCCAATGGGTCCATTACGTATGCGTCAATCGTTACAGAATTTATCACGTGCTGCCGTAAAAGATAAAAAGTGATATGCCATTCGATTACGGTTCATTCTTTACGCCTAGATTTCCTGTGCTATCGCAGATTAAACGTGATAGAAGTAATGAACCGCTCGGCCCGGAACTTCCACCAGAATTAATTAATAAATATGCAATGGAAGAACAGGAACAGTTACCTGAGTGGAAAAAGAAAGTACGTGGATTATTTGAAAGTGGAGTAGACGCAACAGCAGGAATGTTAGGCTTACCTGCTTATCCTGAAACTAAATCATACGGAATGGGTGAGTTAACTAATGCAGGTATTCCGTTTCTTGCATTAGGTAAGAAATTAGGATTACCTGAAATAAGTGGTAAACCTGTTGTATGGCGGGGCGACCCAGGAATTAGTGAGGCAAGTAAGACATATAAAGATATTAACCAACAGTACTTTAACTTACAAGATACACTAGGTTATATGGGGCACGCGGCGGAAAATCCTAACTACGCTATTAAAAATTACATGTATAGAAAGGGAAGTCCTTACAGACCTACTCAAGTTGAAAGTTATGGATACAATCCAGCAGCAAGACCAAACTTAACAGCAGTAACCGCACCATCATCAAGAAATGCTGTAGACGTAACCAGATTACCTGAAGATCTTGAAGATGTTGAGAAACTTGTAAATGGACTTAAAATGTGGGACCCAAGAAGAAGTCCATTTGGTTCAGGAGAAAGATTAGATAAGCAAAAAGCACAGGAATTAGCTGAAGAAATTCCAAGTTTATGGAGATTACAGCAACCAATTGATAAAAAGTTAAGGGAAGGTGTTCCTTTAACTATGAGAGAGCAGCGAGATTTAGATCATATAGGTGATATGATGGATAATATCCGCGTACCACTTAATGATCCTGAAATTACTGATAAATTAGGATTTGATGCGATACGATATACCGATGTAGGCAATACCTCATGGGCATTTCCAGACGTAAGTAAAATGGAAACACCGTGGGGCACGAAACTTGGTCAGAAATCAATGGGTGATTATCGTTATCGCGTTACTACAGCAGACAATGTAAATGCGGGTACGTGGCAGGAAAGAATAAGAAAAGAAGATTTAGGATACTTTAAGACCCAAGAAGAAGCAATGAGAGCTGCTGCAGAATACGGTCCGGGACATAGAGTATATAGAGGTAGTAGAAGTGATGCTAGTCCATTAGTAACTGTTCCTGGTGAAAAGAATATTGACGTTAAGCGTAATAGGATACCGGGTCTTGAAGATTACTTGAGTAGGGATAAAGGAATACAGCAACAAATTAGTAATACTGCTGTAAAGAAATATCCTATTGCTGGTGAAAAATCACTTCAAGACGGATACGCAAAGAAAATGTATAAAGATAGCTATGAAAATTTGAATGACTGGCAAAAATGGGATATTGATTCAAAAATAAAGAATGACCAGAGTTCTATTTATAAGGATGATACTGAACTAGAGGACATATTTGATCAGCTTGGTAAGAATCTTGAGAAGGAAACTGGTGTTGGTCTTGATGATTTTGAAGCTGATGATTATTTAAAGGAACCCGGAGCTAATCAAGACCTAATTGATAAGCTTTATGTTAATCCCTTAAAACTAGACACAACACCGGGGCAAATTCAGAAATTTAAGAATGAAGGCGTGTCTTACAATAGTGTAGCCGACCATTTTTATGATACTGAATATAAATATCTTGATGAATATGAACAAAAGCACGTAAAAGATTTCACTGATTGGATTGAAAAAGGTGCTCCGGTTAAAGAATTAAGTGGTACTGGATGGAAACATTATAGTGGTCCAGGTAGTGAAGTAAAGTCGTCAATGGGCACTAAAGAATTTTCAGTCGAATTACCTGAATATGAAGATGTGATGGGCACGGCGCAGAAGTCAAAGACATATAAAGTTACTGATGAGGATATACAGAAGTTTGCTAAGAAGGACTATCTTCTCGATGAAATAGCTGAACATTATTACGGTAGAAGTTTTAAAGACTTAGATAAAGATGAAGCAGAGTTTATAGCGGACGTGCATTATAGAGCACAAATAATAAAATGATAAAGAAAGTCGATAAAGAAGTTCAGGACGAACTCAAAACAATCCTGAAAAATCTACAGACACGTGACCAAGCTGTACGTGATAGACAATTGCGTACATTGAAGTTACTCGACTTGTATTGGAAGAACATACAAAACGTATTTTGGGATGAACGTGCTAAGGACTGGCGTTCTGTTAATGACCAAGACCTTAACGCGGAACTTGATACTTATTATGCTGATAAAGTCATTAATATTTACCGAGCACATGGTGAGAGCATAATTGCTGCTCTGTCACAGGACTTACCATCGACTATATTTGTACCTGACGATGGCGAGAATATAAACGATTGTAGGACTGCTGAAGCATGGTCACAAATATCGGCATTAATCGCAAGACAACAGAAGTCTATACTACTACTGATTCGTGCATTATACTTGATGTACAACCAGGGAACTGTAGCAGCATACGTATATTCGAAAACAAGTCCGGAAAATGGTCAATACGACGTCCCAACATATGGAAAGAGGACTCAGTACAACGATTTTCATATATGTCCTACTTGTGGTCATGACTTATCAGCTTCTATACGTGATGAGGACGAAGCTACAACTGATATAGGGCCAACACAATGCGAATACTGTGGTCAGACTGTAATACCAATCATAGACACTGTTGAGGAAGAAGTACCAGCCATAATAGGTTATGAACAGAAAGATAAACCGCGGCCATGTATTGAAGTTTACGGTAGTTTGAACGTAAGAATTCCACATTTCAATCGTAATCAAAAAGAGTGTGGATACCTTATATTAGAGACAGAATCTGATAAAGAATACGCACAAGAGATAGCTGGTGACGACATAGCAATAGGAAACAGTGGTAATGAATACGAAACTGGTAGATGGGCACGTATTGAATCAGAGTTTGATTGGGAAGAAACTGCTGAAATAGTTACATGGCGCCGAGCTTGGTTAAGACCGTGGCAATTTAATAAATCTTCATCGCCGGAAATGACTAAAAAGCTTAAAAAGTTGTTTCCACATGGCGTTTACATGCTCTTAATGAATGACCAATTTGTGGAATGTGGTGATGAGTCGTTAGATGATCATTGGATTCTTACGCAGTCGCCACTTTCTAATTTCGTTCATTCGGAGCCACTTGGTCTTCCTGTAAAACCCGTACAGGATATGAGAAGTGAAGTTGTGATTTTGCAACTACAGTCAATGGAGTATGGTATACCTGAAACGTGGGCGGACCCTGCTGTAGTAGATTTTGAGAATTATAACAAAACTGAAGCCGCGCCGGGCCAAGTTTATCCTGTAAAGAGTATGCCGCCTGGTAGAGCATTAGGTGACGCATTTACAACACTAAAAACAGCAGTTTATCCGAAAGAAGCAGAGGAATTCAAGAAAACACTGGATGCGGATGGACAATTTGTATTAGGAGATTTTCCATCAATATATGGCGGTGTTCAATCTGGTGGAAGTAAGACCTACGCAGAATATAGTGCATCTCAAGCACGGGCCTTACAAAGATTATCAATCAGTTGGAAAGTACTATCTGTATGGTGGGCACAAGTTACAGAGAAAGCTACCCGTATATTCATTAACGAAATGCGTGAAGACGAGAAAATGGTCAAGAAGTCTGGTTCTAATTGGGTGAATGTTTGGATTAGAAGGGCGGACCTTCATGGTAAGATAGGTAGTGTTGAACCTGAGACTAATAGTGCGTTTCCAATGAGTTTTACACAAAAGAAAGACGCTCTCGTAAAACTAATGGAATACAAAGATCCTGCCGTAGTAAGTGTAATTACGCATCCTGAAAATGCTGGTGTAGTTGCTAAGTATCTCGGCTTTCCTGAGCTGTATATTCCTGGTGATGATAGTCGTAATAAACAGCTTAACGAAATTCAGGATATGCTTGAGGGTATTCAAGTTCAAGTAGACCCAGACCTAGATGACCATAATATTGAATACATGGCATGTACTGCATGGATGAACAGTCCATATGGTCAAGATGCAAAACTAACCAATCTTGAAGGTTTCAATATGGTTAGGGAACATGCACGAGCACATAAAGAGGTAATGGCTGCTTTAGAACAACAACAGGCTGAAATGGGTGTTGTTGATGATGCTGAGGGCAAGGAAATAGATCCTTTAGCCCAAACTGAACAAATGGCACAAGGAGATACTAATGTTGCTTAATTTTATTCGTTTACTTCCTTTTTATTCACCGGATGAATCAGGTGGCGGTACAGATTTTATGTCCGGTGCGCTTGGCGATTTAGGTGAATTTGATTCAGGCGAAGCGCCTGATAAAAATAATGACGGTATAGAAGACGTTGATGATTCTGACGAATTAGATGAAGATACGAAAGACGAAGACGTAGATGAAGATAAACCTATACGTGATATTAAGTCCGGCGATGTAGATAGTAATGAAGACGAGAAGAAAGACGAAAAAACAGATGATGAGAAAAAAGAGGATGAAAAGAAAACTGACGATAAAAGAGTTGAGATTGAAGCAAAAGACCTTACACCCCGTGCTCTCAAAGAGTCGTATCCTAAGATTTTTAAAGAATTCCCAGAGCTAAAGGATGTAATTTTCCAGAATCGTGAGTATAACAAAATATTTGGTTCTGTAGAGGATGCAACTGAAGCAAGGGAAAAAGCAGCAATTTTAGACGATATTTCAGCCACAACATTACGTGGAGACCCTACAGAATTAATCGCCGCGCTCGAAAAGACTGAAAGAGGTAAGACTGAAGAATTTACTACAAATTTGCTTACTGATATTAGACGTAATAACAGTGATATGTATTACCGTATTACTGATCCCGTTATTGCATCAGCGTTGAAAGCTGCGGAAAGTCATGCTAGTAGAAGTGGTGATAAGAATCTACTTCTCGCTACTAAATATTTATCGAATTTCGTGTTCGGCGCGCAAGAGATACCAGCTTTTAACGGCACAAAACGTAAGGAAATGGACCCTGAACGTATTAAATTTGAAAGAGAACGTGAGGCCGAGCAAAATGCGAGGTATCAAGAACATCAAAAGACAATATACGATTATACTGAGAAAAAGCTAGACGAAATGATTCGAGAAGGACTTGATCCTGATAACGTGTACAACAATTTTGTTAAAGAAGCACTTGCTGATAAAGTAATGTCACGTATTGGTCAGACATTGAAAGCCGATAAAGCTTTTCAGGGTCAAATGTCAGCATTGTGGAAAAAAGCACATAAAGAAGGCTTTACTCGTGAATCTAAGCAGCGAATTGCACAGACGTATTTGAGTAAGGCTAAGAGAATTATGCCTGCAATTCGTAGCAAGATTCGTGGTGAGGCTAAAACTGATGGTCAACGTAACGGTGAAAGAAAAGATGAGAAGAAAGTAATTACGTCAGGCGGTGGTGGTGGCGGAAATAATCAAAAAAGAATTCCAAACGATCCTAAGAAGATAGATTGGAAGAATACTACTGATGAAGATATTTTAGGTTCTCCCTAAATAGCGAATCGCACTTAAAATCCGTGTGGTGCTACGGGCTTGATGGGTATTAACCTAATAAACATGAATATGAAACATAACATGCGAGGTGCTAAGATAGTGAACTGGAGATAAGAAAATGCCAACAGACGAATCAGATGTGCTTGCAAATGAATTGGAACGCACACATCCAAAAGTAGGTCTAGTTTTTGAGCGTGAAGGTACGTTTATCCAGACAATACTTAAACGACCTGCAACTGAAACGTCAGCTAGAGATATGAGAGTACCACTTGAATTACGTCCAGGTGGTAAATTCGGACATTTCAATCCTGATGGTGGTGGTCTTGGTAGAGGTACTGGTCCAAAGTTTGATAAGGGTCTTATTCCTGTAGCCTATAATAAAATGGGTGTGGAATGGACTCGTAAATCAGATTGGGCTACGGACTCAGCACGAAAAGCAGTTCTCAGTACATTTCGTCATCTCGTAGCTACATCAATGGCAGAATATCGCAAACATATGGATAATTTGGCTATGGGTGATGGCACGGGTACGGTCGGTACTATTACTGCTGTAGCTACTGCCGGTGGTAAAGACACATATACGTTTGATGATATTACTGGTGATGGATTTGACATAAGATTATTGAGAGACGCATCTTTCTATAGCGTATACAATGCTGCACTAACTGTTAGGAAACCTTTCAGCACTCTCGGCGCGGTAGCTGGTGAGGGTCCAATTGAATTTTATGACATTGGTAATAAACAGGTCAGATTCAATGCGACAGTAGCAGCACCAGCAATACCGACTGATAAAGTTGTTGTCAGCGGATTGACTGCAACTCCACCTGTATCATTGCTTGGTGTTATGTATCATCATTCGGATGCATCTACCGGCACATGGCTCGGCCTCGACAGAGGTACATTGCCACAAGTACGTGCTAATAGAGTTAATGCGGCCGGTGCTGCATTTGCTCTACCATTTGCTCGGCAAGCGATAAACAAATCAGGTAATAGAGTTGGAAAAGATGCGCTATCCACAATGAAAGCATGGATGCATCCTGTTCAGCAAGACGCATACGAACGTACTGGTCAACTTGTGAGCGTAATCAATATGACTACGAAATCACAAGGTCTCAATATGTATTTTGACCAGAACAATATGCAACTTGCGGGAGCACCAGTACGTACTCACTTTAGCTGGAATAAGAGGCGTATTGACTTCATTGTTGAATCCAATTGGGGTCGCAGTGAAGTTCAGCCTGTAGGTTACTATACAGATAAACAGGGCCGTAAGTTTTTCGAGATTCGTGACACAGATGGCGGTGTTGCGGCTGCTGATATTTTCTATATTGCATCTGGAATGAATATTTTCGTAATGAATCCTGCTGGTGAGACCTATATCGACGGTCTTGCTATTCCGTCTGGTTATTAAGGAAATTTACTGATTGTTTCTAGCGAAAAGCTGGAGGGTACAATTAGTAAATCGGGTAGGGTAGTGTACCAGTCATGCGCTACCCTATTCGTTATTCTTTATACGGATATACATTAATCAGTACGAAAGTGAGGAAAAATGTTCCCAGGAATGGTCTCGAAAAGAAGTTACATGCAACGTACCGCGGCAGCTACAATTGGTGTTGATACTGATGTTGTAGGTCTTAAAGGCACTACACAAGTGAACACTATTACTGGTGCGTTATCAGAGTACTCAAGTAAGGTAACGATTATTCCGTTAGACGGTGCGGTAATATTCGGTACTACGGGAAATATACTGGTCGGCGCTACTGTAGCACAAAATCGTCCATGCGACTTTACATGGATTCCGTCTCTCAAAAAGTGGGTAATTGGTCCGATTTCGTAATGGGTCATAAAGAGGCCGTCAATGGAATCCATATCGGTAATTAATAAACGGTTAATTGAACGATTCGGCAAATCCATTGACGGCCGAGCTAATTTCAGAGTTGTATTCAGTGACACGCAATTCGAGAAAAGGTATGGCACATTTGAAGTTTTTTGTGGACCAATTTGGTTGAGAGAAGAAACGTGTCTTAAGGAAGTTCCCAAGTACGATTATATAGACGGAAAGCATGTTTTAGAAGAATTAAAGTATGGGGATTTTCCAGATCAACCATTCGTTACGTCATCATATGAGCCTCTATGGACATTTATGGATGCTCAACGAAACGCATTATACCCAATATGGGAAGCCGTTGAGATAGTTGTAGTTAGTAGGTTAGAAGGTGTTCGTAAGGCTTTACATGGTGTTCGACGTGACTTTAAGAAAGAACAACAAGAAGAAAAAGAACGAGATATAGCTGAGACAGAAGCATTACTATTTGGTGGCTCGGACGGCGTGCATGACATGAAGAATCAAAAGGTAAATTTCGTACCACCAGTATTTCTCAACAATAATAGTGGAGATAAGCGATGAACGAGAATGAATATGATATTTGCACGGTTGTTTCATGTATGCCGTTTCCGATTCACAAACTAATACCACACGTGAATCCGTCCTTCTATTATGTTCCAGAAGTTAAGGACGGCTTTAATGACTGTGTAGTATCTCATATCGGACCTGCTGTATGTTGGTGGTATGCAGGAAATGATTTAGGTCCAGGTGGTGATGGATGGATTTCTAGGCCGATGCTTTCACGTGAGATTGCTGAAGCCATAGTACGTGACGAGGTTAATTCCTGTATCAATATAAACGTAGGGTACTCACAACCTGCTCTAATGTTTTTAGTAGGTAGACTTGATAAGGTAGAAGTAATAGCTAAACACTTCAAGCAGCTCACTGAAATACGTGATATGCAAAGACGTTGGTTCATGGAATTAGTTAGGCAGGCGGACATTGATTACGCGCAAATCAAATCGCCGGGTGTTGTTAGTGAACTACAGAGAAAAGCAGCGAAAGCACTCAATTTACGTAACAAGCCGTGGGACATTAATTCGGAAGTTGAAAATGTTATGGCTTGTCCTATGTGTCAGACTATTGTCAATCCTAAGGCGATAATTTGTTCGAATTGTAATTACGTATTGAATCAAGACTTGTGGGAGAAAAATAAGGATAGATTTGTTAATGTCAATGCTAAGGGGTAATTAAAATGGAAGTAGAAGATGTTTGTAAGTTAGCTAGAGTACTTCTGAATGATGTCGGTATTCAGCTATATACCAATGACGTCATGCTTCCATTCGTTCAACTTGCTTATGGTGAGGCGGAGAAACATCTTACGGTTAATGGCATAGGTGCTGTTAAAGAATTGTCTCAAGTTGTTCCTATATTGACGGGAACGAAAGCCATAACGATTAACGAAATTAACGACATGGTTATTCCTATTCATTTATCCGAACGCGGTCAAGGTGATACAGATTTTTCACCAATGACTATGGGTAAATGGGAAAGTAATACGCCCGGCCCTATATTAGGTAGATGGGTATGGAGAGAAAACGAAATTAAACTTAACGGTGCTACTGGCAACAGAGAAGTACTCGTAAAGTACATGAAAGGTTTTCCATTACTCAATAACGAAAATTCGCCTATCCTTATTAACAGTAGTTTGGAATTCCTATCATATCGTTCGGCGTCATTAGCATCTAGATACATTGGTAGCAATATCAGTAGGGCAGATGCATTAGACATTGATGCTGGTCGTCTGTTACCAGTAATGATTGCTACTGAAATAAAGAATACACAATCATTACCTGTGCGCAGACGCCCATTTAGAACTATTCTAAGCAGGTAACGACGATGCATGAAGAATACACGCCGTTTCCTATAAGAGATTTCAAAGGTCTCTACGTAAGAGGTAAAGGTGATAGCACGCCACCTGACCACTTCCAAGACTGTGATAATATCGTATTTACTGAACAGGGTGTAACTACACGAGATGGCACTGATTTGTTTCTACCGACGGGTGAGGTAAAGAGAATTCATCTATACAAGAGAATTAATGAAGCTACTCGTATGTTAATTCTCAAACCGGGCGGCATACTAGTAGATAGCGTTAATATAAACGTACCAATATTAACCATACCAGCGATGATTGATTTCAGCGCATTAAACATGTTCAATAGAGTTTATATCAGTCCGCATAATGGAATCAAAGGACTACCTAATGAGAAAGTCTATGTATGGGATGGTACTACTATGCGTCCGGCAGGTGGTACACAACCAGTAGGCACATTAGTAGCTGTAAATAGTTCTCAATCAGGTAACGTGGAAGCAGGTACACATTTATTTGCTGTAGTATTCGAGACAGTTAGTGGATTTTACTCGAAGCCCGGTCCTGCTGTATTTGCACAATTAGTAGTACCAGCAGCAGGAGATAAGAAAGTTGATCTAAGTGGTATACCTGTTGGACCTATAGGCACAATAAGACGACACATTATTGCTACTAGAAGTATATTAGATTATGACGGCAACCAATACGGTCAGGAATTCTTTTTCGTTTTTGATGGCGTAATTAACGATAACGTAGGCACCACAATCACCGTCAATTTTTACGACTCACAGTTAGTTGAGGACGCACTTTACTTATTTGATGTTCTTAATGAAATTCCAGCAGGTTTGGTGTTAGGTGCCTACAAAGGTCGAATGGTTGTTGGTAATTTTGATAACAATCAGTTCTTATTACGTGTCTCTCCCAAAAATGAACCGGAAATCTTTAATGATACTGATAGTGCTATTATTGTGGACCCAGAAGAAGCTTCAGGCGTAACTAATATAGTCGAACATCGTGATTTGATGGGTATTACCAAAAGTTTGAAGTCGTATATTACGTCTGATAATGGTGGCGAACCTAATACATGGGACGTCATTATGTTGGATAAAGGTGTCGGAACAGAAGTACACGGTATTAGTGCGATTCTTGATAGTAGTGGAGCGTCGTCAGATAGATTTTTTGTAGCGGCTCGTGGTGGCTTGATAATGTATGATGGTTCATTCCACGTACCAGAACTGTCATGGAAAATTGAAGACTTGTGGCGTAACATTAATCAGCCTAATTTTCACAAGATTGAAGTAGAGTTCGACCCAATTAATAAGCTCGTCTATGTTTTAGTTCCGTATGGTGCAGCAACAGAACCTAACGTAATATTCGTCGGTGATGCTAATGAAGGACTTGATTACAAGAAAATTAGATGGTCAAAGTGGTCATTCGGTCAATGGAATCCAACTACAATGGTCGTCGATGTAGAAGATAAGAATCCAGTCCTTAAGATTGGTGGTAATAACATTTATAAGCAAACGAATGCACTGAATGACAATGGTTTTGCTATTAATAATTTCATCAAGTTCGGATTTGCACCACCCAAATCAAATGGAGTTATTAACCATTTTAATTACCTCTCAATGCGTATTTCTGGTAATGGCACTATGGGTGTAGAGTTAAGTAGTGAAGATAATGCTAGACCAATGATACCACCAGCATTTGATTTAGCAGCAACTCCAGGCATAGAAATACCACGAAAAATCAATTACGTGTCTGAAAAGATGGCTATTAAGTTTGCAATGGGTAATATAAATAATAATTTCGAACTTAACAATTTGGTTTTATATTACAATCCACTTTGGTCACAGCGACCGGCGTAGGTCTAAATGAATGAGATTGACCGTATTAAGTCACTCATTACAGGTCTACAAAGGACTCAGCCACGAATATATGAAGCTTTCAGTGCAATTACGAAGGCTTTAGATAAACTTGACATAAATATTGATGCTATAAGGAGTGAATTAGAATCAATACCTGAGGGCGGACTACCTATTGCGCCTAACGTATTAATATTCAATTATACCCTAACGAGAAGGAATGTAGTTTTACGGTGGGAACAACCTGATACGAGTATTTTTCATTATGAGGTTCGGCGCGGTGGTACTAGTTGGGAAACATCGTCACATTTACTTACTACAGCAACATTAAGTGCAGTATTCGACCCACTACCAATAGGCACTACACGATACTGGATTAAAGGTATAGATTTTGATGGTAACGTAAGCGAGCTGGCGCTTCCATTAGACGTAAATATTCCGGCGATTAGCACGTTTAGTTTGTCAGCAGTCGTAATTGATAATAACGTACTACTTAATTGGACTATTCCAACTAGTACGTGGGACATAGCATACTATACGGTATATCGAGAAAGTACAGCAGTTGGTAGACAGGACGGAACATTTGCTATTGTATTTGAAACGGCGGGCGGAACTTACACATATCGAGTTATACCTACTGACTTAGCTGGTAATATCGGCCCGGAAGCTACAATTAGTGCAGTAGTTAGACAGCCACCTGATTTCGATTTAATTGCACAGGGATTAGATGATTTAAGCGGAACTAAAGTCAACACAATGATCTATCAAAATAGGTTATTGTGCAATGTTAATTTAGTTGAGAATTGGTTACAGCATTTTGAGACGAACTTTTGGACTACAATTCAGCAACAAATTGATGCCGGATTTCCAATTTACATTCAACCTACACCATTAACCGGAAGCTATACTAGAATATTCGATTTTGGTGGAGTATTTGATGACGTAATATTGAATGTGAGCTGGTCACAGAATCCTATTGCTGGTACGATGAACGTAGCTAGTAAAATATCGACCAGCATAGACGGAATAAGTTATACGACACCAGTTACGGCTCGTTCAATATTCGTGGAGTCGATGCGATATGCTAAGATAGAAATGACGTTTACCGGCACGGACGCAACAGCACTACTTGAATTCTATGACTTAAAGATTGACTTGAACGTAAAGAGTGAGATAGACAGTGGACAGGCTAATGCGGATAAAGATGATATAGGTGGGACGTTAGTTTTATTTAACAAGGCGTTTAAGGATGTTAACTCAATTACTGTTACGGCAGATAGTATTGAACCCCTTTATATTATTTACGATTTCCTAGACATACCGAATCCAGTATCGTTTAAAGTGTTAGTTTACGATTCGTCAGGTAAGAGAGTTGATTATTTTGTAAGTTGGAAGTGTAGAGGTATTACATAATGGCTGGAATGCATATACGGTATAACACGACGCTGAAGCAATACGAGTACAGTTTACTTGGTACTGATACAGGTCCGTGGACTAAGCTTGATATTAGTGGTAATTTGACTGGTAGTTTGCCAGCTAATATTGCTTATAAAGATATAGATAATAGTTTTGTGGCTCAAACTCTAGCTGCTAATAGTCAGATAAAAGGATTTTACTCTATACTGGAATTATATGCTACCAATTTTCCTGGTGCTGGTAGATATAGATGGATAAATTATGGCGATTCCGGCCTTTCGCTTGAGACACAAAATGATGCTGGAGCGTATTTAAGTAGTATTTTTACTGTAAACAGATTAGGAGTTATAAATACTACAGCTGGGATTAGATTTCCTGCTAGTCAAGTTGCGTCAACAGAGCCAAATCTCTTAGACGATTATGAAGAAGGTAGTTGGACTCCTACTTTTAATGGCGATTCTGGTAACTCTACGGGACAAGTTTATGCAGTTCAAACTGGACGTTATGTAAAAATTGGATTACAGGTTTATCTAGCCTTTGACCTACAAATAAGTTCATGGGCAGTAGGAGCAGGGGGAAGTTTAATTATTATGGCCCTTCCTTTTTATAGTGACACTGCTATATCCGCATCTGGAGAAGTCTCCTATTTTATTAACTGCGGTCGTAATGTTTATACTATTTATCCACATATAAGTCCTAATGGTTATTTAATATATCTTTACTGCAAAAGCACTCTTAGTGGAAATGCGGATGGAGTTCTTGCATTTAGTGAATTGCGAGCAAATATGAGAATAATTGGTTCTGTTACTTATAGAGCACAAGCATGATAGAAAAAGTAATCGTTACTGGATTAATAAGCATACTCGAAAATGGTGTACTCCAAATTAGAGAGGATACCGTTATTCTTGAGGATGGTATTGAATTATCTCGAACTTATCATAGGAAAATATTAACGCCGGGTAGTGATGTATCCGATGAAAGTGAACGTGTACAACAAGTAGCAGCTATCGTATGGACTCCGGAAGTTATTGCTGCGTGGGAAATTGAAAAAGCTAAGTTACCTACTATTCCTAATTCTACTGAAATGAAAAAATGATCACACTTACACCCCTCTCAAACAAATTCATATTAAGTTGCAATGAAGACGAACGTGCGACTATAGAGAAATTACTGTCTAAACAAAATCGTAAGTTAGAACGTCATATTGAGGAATATTTAGCTAGTCGAAAACTGAACATACGTGAGCAAGAAAATATGTTAATTATGAAGTACATGTCTGAGGAAGAACGCAAGAAACGGTTAGATGAGATAGGCGAAGAAAATGCCTGAAAATTGGTTACTACCAACAGTTACAAGTAATTACGCGGCTGGTGTAATTCAGGCAATCAATAACAAGTTTATTGATACCATTACACTATTCCGCGGTGGTGTGGGTAGTAATTTACCTATTAATGCAATTCGATATAATGGTGACTTAGCCGGTACGTTTCAGAGGTGGAGTGGCTCTATATGGAATAACATGATATTGGATTTAGCAGGTGGAGGGACCGGCGCGGATAATCCTACACTTGCACGTACCAATTTAGGTCTAGGTACAATGGCAGTTCAGAATAGTAATGCTGTATCTATTACTGGTGGTACGGCCGTGCTATCAACACTTCAGGTAACAGGTTTAGGTTCATTTGGTCAGTTATCTACACCGGATGGTTCTCAAATAGCTGGTATTAATGCGGTCAATATAGCATCAGGTCTTATAAATCCGGCAAGATTAGCAAATGGTGCTGCAAATAGTGGTGTATTTTTACGTGGAGATCAAACATGGGCATCTCCATCAGGAACATTACCATCAGGCATGATAGCTATGTTTGATGTATCATGTCCTGCTGGTTGGACTAGAGTAGCTGCATTAGATGGTAGATTTCCTCGTGGTTCTACAGTATTCGGTGGCGCTGGTGGTTCATCAACACATGGTCATTCAGATACGTTTGCCGTTGCAGCACATACACATGCGTCAGGAACTTTATCAATACCAAGTCATAATCATGGTGGTTCTACAGGTTCGGTATCAGTAACAATTAGTGGTACGACAGGTGGTGGTGGTTCACATAATCATGACGTTTCTGCTACAACTGGTGGTGAATCTGCTGGACAAATGAATTGTGACGCGGGTTCATCTGGTAGTATGTCACGTGCTGGTCATACTCATAGCTTTAGTGCAACTACTGATACTGAAGCAAACCACACACATTCATTTAGTGGTAGTGGTTCTGGTACAGGTTCTATACCAACGCAAGCATCAGTTGGAGTAGCGGGTTCTACAGCTTCAGCAACACCGGGATTAACAGGTTCGGTAAGTGCGGCAGACCATACACCTTTATTCTTAGACGTTGTTTGGTGTAAGAAGGATTAATTTTTATATGGCGAGGTAACGAGATATGATATTAGACTTCGGTAATAGCAATGGTAAGGGTGATATGTTATTCGAATTTACTTATGAGGGTTTTATTATAGGTGGCTCGCTGGCCCAAAAGAAAAGTTTATCCATAATGCGGCGGGAAATGAGTTTGATGGGTAAGTTTGAATCAATTAGTCATGAATATCCTTGTGGTAAGAAAATAGTAGCGGACGAGCCGAAAAGAAAATTGAATGGTGACGGTAATAGAATTATTCATATCGACATACCTGAATTCGACATACTCTACCAGTATATCACTAACGTACCTTGGTCTACCGGATTACCAGTTAAAAGAGCACTAGAAACTATTGATTGGCTCGAAAGTGCGCAACGGTCTACTGTTTCTTAATAAAGGATAGAACATGAATAGACTATTACTATTAGCCGTAATTGGTTGTGTAGGTTGTGAACAGACATTCAACTTAACTCCTACATCACCTACTGCACCAAACGATACACCATCTATTAATATAAACAATACTAATATTAATGTTAACGGTGGTGATAGAAGTGATACTGATAACGACGATACCACACCACCAAACGACTCAAATATCGTTTTACCGTTACCTGCATACGGCGAAACTGTGACTCGTAATGTAGCGACCCATAATCCTACGTTACTAGCCAATAGTTGTCAGGATAAATTTGGTGAGCAGGCATGGCAATTTCTTGATAGGGTCGTGGCCGAGCTAAAGTCGCATAGTGGTGATACGAGATGGGGTTACTTGTGTAAAGACACAACCTGTACTAAAACGTCACGAGATGTAGTAGCTTATCGTGCGAGTAATACCGGCATCTGGATAGTCGATGTAATTGGTAATCACTGTCCATTATCAGGTGAAATTACTGAAGTTAGATGGGGTGTATTACCATTTGAGACGGTAAGAGGTTGGTCAGCGATTCATAAATAGAAAGGAGGTACACGACGCGTAATTAGGTAAAAGTTCCCTCAGTAAACTCGGTAAAGACAGGAGCGATGACAAATGAAAAAATTGGTTATGTGTATTTGCTTTACGCTATTCGCATCATCAGCATATTCATTACCCGTCTACGTGATTGGTAACGAATGTCCGTCTGATGCACAAATGACAGCTACACCAACCTACACTCGTCAGTATTATCTTACACAGGCTATTGCTTGCGTATATGATCCCGGCGATAAAAATATACAGGGCACAGATGCTGAGGCGCTTTTCTATTTAGATGGTGGTCCTCAACTTGTATGGGGAGATGGATGGGAAGGCGCTGGACAAAATCCAACAGCAAATGGCTTCTCATATACAGCAGATGCCGGTAATGATGATGGTACGTTTATGATTAGTGGCGCATTAGCCGCTGCATACGACCAATTCGCTATTGGTATTAAAGATGGTCAGAATCCGTATTGGTCTATATTCCTATTACCCGAATTAGTTTTTTCTGGTGATTGGGGATTTGGTACTCAGGAAGGTTCTCTGTCTCATTTTGCTGTGTTTGGTAGAGTTACTGGTGTGATTAATCCTAATTGCACAGTAGAACCATGTAATCCTCCACCACCTCCGCCGCCTATTAATGAAGTACCTGAACCGGCATCGTTGTTTTTAATGGGTACAGGTATCATGTTGTTCGTGCGTAATAAGGTCAAAAATCGTAAATAACGTCAGTGAAAAGGATTAGGTGACAAAAATGAAAAAGTTTATCGTTGTTGCTCTAGTAATGATGCTATCGCTAATCGCCGCACCGGCTAAAGCAGATTTGATTCTTGCCGGTGATGCAGGTGGCGTATTGTTTTGCGCTACTGACAATAATTCTGTGTGCAATTACGGCACGCAGCTAACTGATACGAATCCTCTTTTGGGGATTTTGTCATTGGCACCTAGTACTATTGGTGGTTTGTCAGTAGATGGCTCTTTGCATACTGATACCAACAATGGTATTACCAATATTTTGTCAAGCTCGTCGCTGTCCATTCTAAATCTGACTGGAGCAGCTATTGATTTGATGGCATCTATTGGTGCTACTGATTTTACTGGACCTGCTACTACTGGTTTTACTACAGGTTCAGGTACATGGGTCAGTTCACAGGGTTCTTCTACCACATACACTTGGTGGAATGATCCGGCTAATAATCAGGGCGGTGAATTTGCTACCGATAGAGAAGGAACACTAATTGATTCATTTAGTGATGTAGCTGGAGCACAGACTCTAGATTCATTTTCACATAACGGCGGACCATTTGCACTAGCTGATTTTGGTGCATTGTTTTCGATGACATTAGGATTCGATATGACTTTGCTAGGTGGTGATTCACTTATTAGCAGAGGTCAGAGTGAAATTGCTGATGTTACTGCTGTTCCTGAGCCTACTTCTATGCTTTTGCTTGGTAGTGGTTTGGCATATCTCGTTCGTCGTAAGGTAAAGAAGCCTGTCGTAATTGCTTAAGGATAATGGGGCTGTACTATATTGTGTAGTATGGCCCCATAAATAATATGATTATTAGAAAATATACAAAAGACGATGCCTCCGCGGTAGATGAGATATTCGATAAGCATCATCGTGGTACGTTTAATAGACCTAATCTTAGTCATGTTGTAAGTGCTGCTGTAATGGAAGCAAATGATGGTAGAATAGTAGGTTTTGGTTGTCTTGAAGCAATTCTTGAGGCCGTTATGATTATTGACATGGATTTGTCAGTAGCAGAACGGATTGAAGTATTGCGTCAATTACTTAATGCAGCCGAGTTTATTTGTAGAGATAAAGGCTTTGAACGATTCTATATGTTTCCATCTGACGAAATATTTGCTGATGTTTTAGTAAACCGATTTGGCATGAGCAAATGTTCACAAATATTGAATCGCGAACTTGACGAAGACGTTTCAGACAAGAAGGGTTAAGGGTAGCTATATCGGGAATAAAGAAGGTAAGAAAACAAATACTCTCATAGACCAGGAACGTAATAGGCAGTTACGTGAATCAGAAGAAACTAAAGCACGTATAGAACCTAATCGTGACACCGAATACGGATGGTCACAGGGTCTTAGAGATTATAACGTCGAAGGATATAAATCGTTAATTGATGGTACTGGATTAGCTGGTGGTATGGGTGATGGTACTGGTGGTGGTGGGGGTGTATCTGCACCTAAACTTTCATTAGATCCACGTTTTGCAGCACTGGAAAAAGGATATAAACCTCTCTCACAGGGCATTAATCAAGCATTACCGGGCTATCAAGAATTTAGTCGTACTGGTGGACTTACTCCTGAAATGGTGGAACGTATTCGTGGCAAGGGTGTATTTGATGATTTTGCTAAGACGGGTGGTTACAGCGATAGAGATATAGCACAAACACGAGCTAGAGGTATTGCGCCAGTAAGTGCTTTTTATGGTAATCTTAAGAACGAAATCAATAGAAGACAAGGCGCATCAGGTGGTTATGGTGTAGGATTAGATACAGCTACAGCTAGACTTGCACGCGAAAATTCAATTGGTGCTGCTAGTGCTGCCAGAGATACAGAACTAGGATTACAAGGACAGATTAGAAGTAATAAAATGAGTGGTGCTAGTGCATTATCTGGTGCTGAAGTACAACATGCTAAATTACTTCAGGAAGGTCGTCTAGCTGGTTTAGGCGGAATGACAGATATAGGTAAGTTTGGATATGGTGGATTAGAAGGTATTGCAGCTAGATCACAGGCAATTAATGATGCTAATAAACGTGCAGCGGCTAGTGCGTCTAATGCTAATCGCGGTAATGCATTAGAAGAACAGAAGTATCGTGATAAAATGAAACTTGCTGGTTTAGAGGGATTGGAAAGTGTGTATGGTTCGTCACCAGCAGAACTAGCTAGATATGATGATGAACTTTATCGTAATCGTGCTCTTACTCAGCAGGGTCAAGGTACCAATCTAAATCAACGTGCTCAGTACAATCCTAATATATCTGGATGGGATAGAGCATTACAAATCGGTGGTATTGCGGCTGGTGCAGTAACACCTTGGTTGCCTAATAAAAGAAGCACAAGTATTAAAGGTCAACGTGTTTGATAGTAATGAGGTGAATTATGGGATGGCGTGATCTTGTATTAGACCGCATTACTACTGATACGTCTGGTGGTGGTTATACTTCTAATGATTTTCTCGGTAGAAGTAATGCTAGACGTAAACGGTATCCTGGCGTAAGTGATCCTATAGCTGATTTAGGTCCGCTAGGTGATGCTAATGCTTTTGAGGGACGTTTACAGGAAGAACCTATAGCTAGTCAAACACAGCCGTGGCGTCCTTCTAGTAATAGACGTACTATGTCTGGATTTGATATACCTGAACAAGGACCGGCGCTGACAGATTATCTTCAACATATTTCTAAGGTACCTACTCATGAAGAATACTCTCCATCTGTGTGGCACAAACTAGCAGGTTCTTTATCAGGTGCAGTTGCAGGTGGTACTCAAGGTGTTGGTGCTGGAATGAAAGCTGCTCAAAGTGTAGTAGATTTACCATATCAACGTGCTAGAGAAGACTACGAATTAAAGGGTCAATCACTTGAAGCCGCAGCTAAAATAGAGGAAGCATCACAACGCAATAGAACGGCATATCAAAAAGGCATATGGGACCAGGAAGAAGCAGATAAAGATAGAGAAGTTAAGTGGGCTAATAGCGAAATAAATCGACTTAAAGCTGAACAGGCTGCTAAACGTATTGCACTAGAAGCAGAAGCAAAAAGAGCAACTAATCAAACTGCTGTTGATAGACTAAATGCTCAAATAGTTGATAATGATCGTAAGTACGATACTGAACTTGCCAAACTTGAATTAATGAAACAAAATGTAGGCATAAATCAACAGCGAGCTAATACAGGTCAATATGCTGCTGAATCAGGACGTATTAGTGCTAATGCTGCGGCTCAAAATGCTACTACTAATGCTGGTAGAGGCACAGCATATGAAGGTTATATGAAGCGTTTAGGACAGCCTAAAGCTATGTCACCTGCATCAGTTGGTATTACTCGTAGGATTGTGGAAGAAGAACTAAAGAATGAACATCCGGAATGGTTTAATCCTAAGACCGGCGCTGTAATAGATTCACGTAAATATGAGGATGAGATTCAACGCAGATTACTGATGCGTATTCCTGGCTTTACTAGAGATAGGCAGTTAGAACCTGATGACGATCCTTATGAGGTTATACAGTAATGGCACGCCCATATAAAGTTCGAGATAAACGTACCAACGAGATAATCGAATTTGAATGGGATGACCCTACCCCACCGACGAGAGATGATATTGACCGTATTGTGTCTGAACGTAAATCTAAGCCATTTGAACCTGAGCCGAGCGGACCAGTAGACTCATTAATTAATACACCACGATTTCCTGTACAACCGTCTAGTCAAGTTAGGGATGAAATTACTAGAGAACCTGACTTTAGAAGTGAAGTCATAGGTAATTTTCTACCACAGCCTGAACCTATGTCTATGCAAGAATACAATGAGAAATTACCTACATTTGGGAAAGAGGCAACTAAAGCATATAACTGGGCAACTACTCCTATTATGGGTGATGCCGAAGAAAGTTTCTTTAAAGGTATAGGAAAGGTACCAGTTTTAGGTGAATTTGCTGAACCTATTGCTAGATTTGCAATGGAAGGTACCACATCTCCATTAGGTTTAGCAACATTAGGATTAGGTAGTTTCGCTGCATTAAAAGGTGTTAAGGCTGCTAATGCGTTGAGAAAAGGTGCAACTGAAGTAGATGATGTTGCTGCCGCTGCAAGAACTAACGCGGGTAAAAAGATTAAAGAATTTCTAGGTGGCTCTGAAGAAGTATTACCACCAATCAGCGGCGAGCCAACAGTAACAGCACCAACACGTAAACCACGATATAGGTTAAGTATTGATGATGAAGGTAAACGTACTTATGTGCCTATTCCTGAAGAAAGTGGAGTAACCAATATTAATTTACCACCGGGTTATGAATTTGAACGAGTAACTCCTAGGCCAGTATATCCAGATGAATTAGCTACCGAATTACCACAAAAGCTCGGCGCGGTACCACCTCAACGTAATTTAACAGCACAATTACCACACGATTTAAGAGGTGCCAAACCACGATACAATATAGGCACGACCAGTTACGAACCTCAATTTGAGAATGATATTGATAAGGCATTATTCATCGTAAGTCAGGATAAGCCCAGTAAACGAAATGCTGATTATATGAAATTCGTCATGGAAAATACGGGTATGACTGAACAAGAAGCTATGGCAGCGGGTAAGGCAGTTAGAAGTAATTTAGGTGGTGTACTAAAAGGACAGAAATTAGGTGCGAATAATAAAATACCACGTCTGTATAATCCTATTGATGAATTAAGTCCATTGCCAGGTGGTGTGCAAGCAGAACCATTACCACCTATGTCCACTGCTAATCCTAAAAATGTTAATCCGGCAACAGGTAGACTTGATCCACTTGACGATATTAGTAGTAACGTAAACCCACCAGAAATGAATCCGGTAATGACCACACCGGAAGGCAAAGTTATTGCTGACGATTTACAACGGTCAATGGCTAGTAAAACGGGTAAAACTTCAGCTATGGTAACTGGTGATGAAGTTACACCACCACCTCCACAAGCTATAAAAGCTGCTAAGGAACAAACTAGTGCGGTACCACCATCAGCACAAGCAGAACAATCTATTAATGATTTCGTGCCTAAAGATATAAATGAAGCACTTACGATGATTGATGCTGCTGAAAAAAGATTAAAGGCAGCGGGTAAGAGTGAGACATTCATTAATCATGTAACTACTCAGATGTGGAATTTCCCTAAAGCATCATGGGCCACATTAGACTTATCAGCTCCTTTAAGACAGGGTAAAGGACTAATATATACAGGTGAGTATTGGCGAGCCTTTGATGATATGTATACCTCATGGCGATCTGAGCAGGGTTATGCCGAAACTATGGCTAAAATCAAGCTCAAGAAAACCTATCCAATAATGAAGAAATATGACCCTGGTTTGATTGAACTGGAAAAAGGTGGTAAAGGACTACTCAAACAAGAAGAAAATCGTATGTCGGATTGGATGGAAAATATACCATCATTAGGTTCTCTTGGCAAAGCTTTAAAGGAAGGGGATCTTAAATACGCACGTACTTACGTATTTGATCCTGCTAATAACCCGGCAAAAGAAGCATTGGGTAAAACAAATCTTATTAGTAGAGGTTCTAGAGCATCGAATAGAGCATATAGTGGATTCCTAAATACGTTACGAGCAGATAGATTTGAGAACATGATTTTGAATTTTGAGAAGATGGGGCTTGATCCGTATAATGACCCGAAGTTATTGAAGTATACGGCTGATTATATTTCCACGGCAACAGGTAGGGCAAGTCTAGGTAATTTTGAAGCTGCGGCCGAGACACTTAATAAATATTCATTTTCAGTACGGTTTGCTAAATCACGGTTAGATATGGGTGTATTGGCACCTGTTAAATGGGCTAAGGCACCTGACGTAATTAAGAAAGAGGTGGCTAAATCATTAGTTAGTCAGGCTCTATATACAAGTGGGTTCTTAACATTAGCTCATGCTGCCGGTGCTGAAGTTACATTAGACCCAACGTCAAGTGATTTCGGTAAGGCTAAAATAGGTAATACACGTATTGATACTATGGCCGGTATGCAACAGCCTATGATAGCTACAATACGAATCTTATCACGTCTTTCTACCTCACCAACTACGGGTAAAACTACGGAATTAGGTGAAGGATACAGACCTGAAACTGGTGTAGATGTTGCTGCTAATTTTACTCGTTCTAAACTATCTCCCTGGACTGGATTAGGTTACGATGCAGTTCTTAAGGGTAAAACTATATCAGGTAAAGATACTATGGAAGAAATGCAGCGAGTAGATTTAGACAACTATTTCTTTAAGATGCTCGCGCCGAACTTAGTCTCTACCCTATCTGATTTAGCACAAGAAGATCCTGCGTATTTGGCTCAGTTAGGTATTCCCCTGTCCAGATTCATTACGTCAGATGGTAAACCTATACCAATTCCAGTCATATTGACTAGTTTAGGTATAGTTGGAGCCGCTGCATTAGGCGAATCTATACAAGTTTTCGATGAACCACCCCCACAAAAAGAACGTAAGAAGGGATTAGGTTCGTTTAGTTATGAGCCGCGTAAAAAGTGATTAATGCGGCTTATCAACTAACGCAATCCATTCCTTCATTGCGTTAACTATATCCTGTCGTTCGGCCGAGCTTATATACGTCATAGTACCGTCCGGGCCGTACTGCATTAAAAACAGTGCGAATCCCCATCCTTTAGGCAATTGACCGCCTATTATGTGAGCAATCTCATTCATTAGTTGTTTCATTTCCGGGTCAATAGGTACTCGGTAATCTTCATCTCTTTTTTCATTAGGCATTATTTATATCTCCTTATTGTTTCGTTTGGATGAGTCTAATTCGCCATGAAACTTACGGCCCGGGGAATCTTTAGAATCTGTAGCTGCATAATGAGCTTCTTTATGTGCGGGTAAAGTATACTCAATCATAGCCATATTAGCTACGTCAACTAGCCATTCAAGATTACCAGTTTCTTCATAGAGTTCTAATCTTTTCTTTAATGTAGCAATAGCATCAACCTTATGTGGATATGCATCACCTATTCTACCGTACTTGAATAGGCTCATACACATGGCGTTACACATACGCTGAAGAAATGTCAAGTTGATTTCTGGCCTGCATTTAGGTTCAACTACCAGATTCATCACTCACCACCCATAGTTTTTTTACCAGCTATGTGGTCATTTAGTAACTTCACTTGTTTGTCCGGCATAATGTAAACGACTTGCACGCCACGAGTTTCGACTTCAAGCATACCAACTTCAGTGAACACACCAATGACTTCATTAAATTCATCCACATTACTATAATGCATGAACGTCTTCTTCATTAAGTTTTCACGCGTTATTATATGTGGTTCTCGTGTAAGCAACTCCTGCATAATCAACGTCTTTAGATAGAGGTTCTCGGCCTTACCTTTCTTACCTAATGTAGTTTTGCGGACATTACCTATCAACTTCTCACTAACTGCAATAGCTTCTATCATTGTGGTCATGTCTATCTCTTTTTCAGTGCTTCTCGATAGACTAATGCACATAGCTATTTTTAGTACTGAGTCACCAAACCTACCAAGAGTACCCGTTTCGTCCTTTACTTTTTGACTTCTAATGTTTTGATAGAAGTCCATATACCACTCATGATAGTACTTTCCTTGTGGTGTATCTGCTAGTGATTTGAACGGACCCTTGAGTGTAGTTAATGTTTTTAAATAAGCTACAAGTTTCTCCTTATCTGGAACTCGTTTTAGTTTGTCGATTAGTGGATTGAATGTTGCTGTTTGTGTTTCAGCTATTACGAACATCCTACCCATAAACCCGCCGTGAACATCCTTTGTTCCTATGAAGTCATCGAAATGTGCTTCATTAATAGCTGCTAATAACGTGAGTACTGGGTCCTTGAGAGTGAATTGTTCCATCTTAAGTAAAGATTTCCAGTCACCCTCATTCCAATTCCTATCATACAAGTCTGTAAGGATAGTCATTGCAGCCCGGTCCTCAACTATGCTACTGGTAAATTCACTACTAGCAATGAATCCAGCAGACTTATTCAGGATTTTACCACCAGGCAAAGATTGAGCTGTACCTAATTCCTTTAACATTCCTTGTATACTTGATCGACCACTTATAATTTTCGGTAGGCCATTAGTAGCTTTCTTTACTAAATCTTTTATTAAGTTGACGGGCGGGCCTTTCTTCATAGCACTATCAGCGTGTAGCATTACATAGATATTCGGGTATAGGTTGTAGAAGCTGTTACAATTTCCTTCCTGCTCGCCCCTAGCTAACCATACATTATCCATTACTACTGCTGATACTGCTGTTAAACCTGCCCACCAGAAGAAACTTTTAGGCGACTCTAATTCTACCGTAGAGTCCATAAGTTCTTTTAGAAAGTCCATTTCACCGCCTATAAACTAAAATGGTATGTCATCATCCCTTAACCGTAGTTCTTCGGCTTCTTTCTTAACTTGTCTAGCTATGTGCAATGGTAATTTCGATAGGATTTCAATCCAACTTTTACCTTCAATCTTAATGTAAGTTGGTATACCTATATCATCTCGGTCTTCTTTCGTTACCGTGATTTCAAGTAAGTATAACATCACGAAATCCTATCATAAATCTTTTCAAGAATTTCGCACTGTCTATCTGTTAATGTTCCCTTATCATGAAACTGATTATCAACTGAATGAGTGAAGTCCAATTCCCAACTACTTAATTTTTCTTCATTATCTGCGCAAACATTTAGCATGCGATTAATCATTTTTTCTCTTTCGGGCTGGTCATGTGGAATCATTAGTCACCTCGATACTTAGAAAACTCCTGGTAATTATCACCTATCTCAACTTCTGCGGGTATACTTAATTTATCTCGTGGTATGCTACATTTCGAGAAATCAATAGGCCGTTCCATTTCAGTCGTGATAATCGGAACATAATACTTTACATCATTTACCGGCACAAGAAATGTAAGACTGTCATGTGACTCAACAAGAATACGTACATCGGGAATAAGTCGTCGTATTCTGAGAGCAGCCGCTTTCGTGTTATCTGTAATACTTCTTTGTGGTATATAGCTAAATGCTTGACGATACAATTCATCACCATGTCGCTCGAAAAATGTTCTAACTGGTGCATCATCTGAATCAACACCGAATGGTATTGCAGCACGTAATTGTCGAGTTGCGTCAATTGCATCTTTCACACCGTTTTGAAACACACCGCGAATCTTAGGTTGTTTTAGATGGAATACGGTCAACGCATATTCGGCTTTCATTTCGTTTATTTGTATATCTATTCTATACTTTCTTGCTTGCGTGTTAACTTCATTGGCAGCCCGACGAGCACGAGCACCAAGATGACCAGCATGTCGTAATGTTTTGCCTAAGAATCTATTAGGATGTTCATAACCTAATATTTTCTTACTCCAGTCACTTTCTTCACCACCTACGAACCATGATGCTGTTAATGCGTGTAAATCGTGTCTGTCGAATAGTGTTAAGTCTTCACCTGCTAACAGAAATATTACACGTGCCTCAGCTTGTGACGAGTCAACTTGTATGAAACAATGTCCTGGGTCAGCTACATACATAGAACGAACATCTTGTCCTATGTCGCCGTGCTTTGTTAGGGTCTGAAATGCTGTGCCTATACATTTCTTCCTTAGCTTACCTGTATCTACGTCTTTATAACGATGTTCTGGACGTATTGGAGGTTCGAGTAATCCTGTAGATGTACGACCTGTTTCGAGACATAAGTAATACGTAGACTTCATTCGACCATCATAGTCGGGTAAAGCCATGAGATAATTGCCTATCGTTTTTTCGACTCGTCTGGCGTCCAGTATATTAACAATTCCTTGCTTTTGAATATCCTTTTTAACTTGATTAAACAAGCTGGTAAGGACTTCTTCTCCAGTCCCTTCACGTGTAGGACAATTAAGATGCTCGTATAAGAACCACCTGACTTGTTGCCACGATTGCGGGTTGACGATTTTACCGGCAAGTTTAAATCTTTCATAGGCGAGCTTTTCACTCCATTCAATATATTTCTGTAGTAATTCCACCCGTTTATCTTCATTGACTAGAAATCCGTCAGTTTCTATGGACAAATATAATTCATGTAAAGGCATGATGAAGTTTTCATAATATCCACGCATCTTCATCTTGTCTAAATCCTTGTCCATAGCAAGGTCTATTTCTTTTGTAACGCACGCATCCCTGGCGCATCCCAATAAAAGGTCAGCCACAGTCCCGTCGTACATGCCCTCATTTTTATAGAATGGTTCTTCGGTATAAATCGACGTGTTAAATGCAAGATTTTTGGGGAGTTCAGGATTAATGGCAAAGGCTTTAAGCATGGTATCTGATATAAGCCTGGATATGCAAAAACCAATTCGCTTAATTTTATCTTGGTCATATTTGAAGTTTTGTCCTACTATATCATTGTTTGCGAGTAACTGTGAAAGGTGATGCCATATTAACGTAAGTTCTTGAGACGGAATATTACTAATACCGTCAGTATTCCAAAGAGGTATTGTTAATCCTTCTTGTGGTGTAAAAGCTATACCAATACAAATAGGAAGGCCACTACCATTAGGATGTGCCTCAATATCTACTGCTGGTCTTGTGAAATCTTTATACTTCTCGATGAACTCTAATAACTGTTGTAGTGATTTGCATATGTTCAGCTCGCGCCGGGGTAAACGAATCTCAGGAAAAAACTGCTGCTCACTACATCTTTTCAAGTCGTGTAATGCAACTTGTTTTTGCCAGAATCCAGCAACTTCCGCGTCTTGTCTAAGTATATGGGCCGGATGAAAGGTACATATGACCTTCTTACCCATGCCTTTTAGAATTGAACCTCTATAGTCAGTTATGCCAACACGATTAGTAAGAGCCTCTAATGCAGTCGCGCCGAGACCAATGATTAAATTAAGTTCAGGTAAATTGTGTATTTCAGTATACAACTCCTCGATAGATTGTTGTTTATTTACATTGACAGTTTCGGCTCGCTTCCAAAATGGTATAGGCTTACCTGTTTTATTAGCGGGCGGAACCATATACTTACATACGTTAGTTACCCAACACTCATGTCTGAAAATACCTACATCTTTTAACCACCTATCCATTTCTCTACCGGAATTACCTACGAATGGTTTAACGGCTTGTTCTTCCTCATAGCTCGGCGCTTCACCTACAATAGCTATACGCGCATACGGATTGCCCATACCCGGAACATACACATGCATGTTATTAACCTAATTACGAACAATCTTAGCACCAGTAGCTCTAAAACCTTTTTCAGCTTTAACACCTTCAAATTCAATAGTAACTTCACCTTTACTAGCAATCATTCGTTTCAAGTCATCCCAATCATCAAACAGTTCTGACTTGTGTAAAAAGTATTCCTTATTGTCTTCAGCACGAATAAATGCAAATGGCTGTTCACGATTATCTTTCATAGGAATCCGCGACAATTTACCGATAATCATTTTTGTTTGCCTCTCAGTTTTTTAATTGCTTGGTTGCGTGATTTTATGGTAGGGTCGATTACTTCACTAGTTAAAGCACGAGCTAACTGTAAATCTTCACTGACTAAACCTACTGACAGCTTTAATAATTTCGCTGTATCTTTTACACGCCATTGTCTCATTCCTTGCCCGCGCCGGACCTGTTTCATCTTTATGTGGATTAACTCTAGTAACAAACACTTATCCTTCCACTCAGTTTCGTCATAGAATTTTTGAATAAGTGGATGCATTTGGCTAACGCCCCATAGATAAAAACGCAGTCAGTACCTATATTAGCATACTGACTGCTGTGGTGTCTGATTACTCGCTAACTTCTTCTTCTTCCTCTACGTCTATCTCATCCTCATCTACTTCTTCATCAAACCCAATGTCATCGTCCTCGTCTTCTTCAGTTGTATCATCGAGAGGCTTAACTACTTCTTCTTTTTCCTGCTGTGTAGGTTCCTGCTTTTTCGCGGTCATCATATCTCCTTTACCGATAATTAACGTATAACGAATAAACGAAAAATCTCGATGGAGTTTAGGAGCTGTATCCTAATCTTGTGTATTGTTTACGCATCGGAATAAACAATAAAGAGCGGTTGGCGATTCCGAGCGTATTGCCAACCATCCATTCATACGTAATAGGCGAAAATGGCCTAACTCCTATTACGTACTAACTTTAGACCGCAGCAACATCAGCACCAACCGGACGATACTGATGTTTGCACTTGTTAATCATGCGCCCATCGTATTCCTCGTTGGTGATATACAGCTCGATATCTTTACCCACCGCGTTATCTTCATTGAAACGCGCACCGGCTGTAATTTCCGCACCCATTGCAGCAAAGAATCCAATCATGAATCCTTTTGCTTTGGTATTGAAGTTTACGGTAACAGGAACACCAGCAAACTTCTCATCACCATTGTCCGCGTTCTTCAGCAATGTGATTTCGTAGTTATAGTTGGTGGAATCACCCTTAGCCGCGAGCTTCTTTTCGAGTGATTCGATATGACCTTTGTACCATGCAGGCTCAACAAGTTTTCCACGGAGAATGTCGCGCTGTGTAAATTCAATCATTGTTGTTTTCTCTTTTTCTGGTTAGTTGTTATTTGTCCCCGACTACGGGATCGTCATTTTCATTACTTATCGCTGCGCTAGCATTAGAACTTCTGCACCGGCTTTTCGTTATCTAATTGAATAATAGCCGGCTTAACCCACCTTTCATATAACTGATTATCACCAAATTCAATCTTCTGTGGTAGAGGTAATCCCGTTCTCGCGTAATCACTACCATTGTTACGCGTAATCAGAGCATATGCACCCTCCTTTTTAGTGTCTACGTTCGGTTCTACGTAAAAGTGATAAATTTCCTCACAATACGCAGGTATCTTGGCCGAAATAACTTTACCACCAGTTACTAGTATACGGGTAAAGTACGAACTATTAGCAGCTTCATTAGGTCTAGTACCGACCACATGAGCTATAAGGATTACGTTAACTTTATGGAACTCTGAAATGTCTTTTAGGTAGGCTACTGAATCACGAAATGCTGCGGCTTCTGCTTTATAATCTTCTAATGAATTAACTTCAATTCCACCAATCTTACGTGCTGCCGCTTCTCCACCCTCAGCAGTTTTTTGTGAGCCTTTAAGTTGTGTTGTTTGGTCATTGATACTATCGCCCTGTGAAGTAATAGAATCAACTACAATAGTTTTATATGGGCATCTTTCCTGAAACTGTTTGAGCTTAACTTCCATCGCCGCCCAGTCAGTATAGTTATCGAAATGAACTTGTTTAGCATCAATGCCCCACTTCTTCATAGGTAATACAAGTGAGTGCATATGCTTATCGTGACTAAACCAATATTGTGGCGTAGGGAATGATAAGGCTTGTGTACTCTTTCTAGTGCCGGGTTCGCCCTTAAACATAAAAAACAGTGCATCACCTTTTACTTCGGCTAATGTTGATGGCATTTAATTAAATCCGTTGATAAAGTTAATTGCTTCTTGACGAGTCATTCTAGGATTTGATAGTAGTTGCATCGTACAGAGAGTTTGTAGTGTTTCGCTGTTATTCTCAGGATGCTTTCTTAAGTCAGACATCATTGAGATAATAGCTGATGTTGGCTGACCAGTAAAATCCATTTCTTGAATAGCTCGCGTCTTACACCACTTAAGATGTTCTTCTCTGGTCATCATTGTTTTCCCTTATCTCTTAGTATTTCGTCTAGGTGTCTTTCACTTACATACATATCGTTCCGCGCCGACCAGAAATCCTCTAATCGACAGCATAACTTATATAGCCATGTAAACATTAGTCATCTACCTTTACTTTAATGTCAACACGAATTATTTCACCTACCTTATATGCAGACCAACCATTACCATCTACTCTTTTAATACCTGGGCTCATTTGTAAACTAATTACGGCTGCTTTAATGGCCTCGAAATTCATTTAAGACCATCCGTTCCTGTACCAATACGTGCCGCAAGGTCCGCGAGAGCATCATGAAGTTCTTTACGCTGCTTGTATTTAGTCTGAACTGGTTTAGTGCATGTATGGCAATGTGGAAAACGTAACTTCATTGATTTCGAGTCCAAGTGCATTTCATTTCCACAACGATTACAAACACATGCCTTACCTGGAGCTAGTGCTTCTCGAATATAGTGAGTGCAGTATGGTAGTATGCATCGGAATACGACATAGTTATTCTTTCCTAGTATTACTCGTTCGTATTTGTGTAAGTGCTGGGGTTTCTTACTCATATTTTATCCTAACTGTCAAACTTAGTCACTCCATTCGTGTCAAGATCAGGTGGTAGTTCGTTGTGATAGCCCATTAAGATTGTGCTTACTAACCAATTGATATCAATGTTATACTTCACCGCAACACGACACATTAGGATTATTACGATTGGTATAATGTCCTGACCTAAATCAGCTTCCATTAACGTCATGTACTTATCTATATGTTTGTCGATTTCAGCATCGGTCGGTAAATCAGTCATCACTAATATCCTCACCAGCAGCAGGGTCCCATTCATCACCAACTACAAAATGAAGCTTTAACATTCTTTCTCTATCACTCGGCACTGACTCACATACATGACGAAAGATGCACCCGCCATACTTATCGCAATAAACGTACCGTGGTGGATAGTATCCATGTTTGTTAAGGTCTACGAGATACTTAGCATAATACGCAATCGTCTGGATTTGTTCGGCTAACTGTGCGCGATTGTAGTTCATTATTTCTCTAACGAATTTCTTATCTGGCTTTAAACTTGTCTGAAACCCAATCTTATCGACGCACATACGAACCGATTGAGCTGATATACACTGACCCATAAACTGATTATTGAGCAGAATTGGACTTCTATTCTGCTTCATCGTTTTATGGTCCATTGGCATTGTACCTTGATTAAACGTGTCTACCATTCTGTCTAACTTACTTACCCACAGCACCCTTATATCATCATCCTCATACACCATTGTCCGTTTAACTTGTTCGGCGCTGATTGGTGTCCAGCTATCATTCTTATAATGCTCAAAATACTGATGCATTGTTTCCATTAACCAGCCAAACCCAACTTGCTTTAACTTACCACTATCATCCTTTACATTCTCTTGTGGTATGTTTGGACACTGACTAGCTAATTCCGTACCACTACCTAATCCGAGTTGAATAGCGTCTTGCCTACTCATTCCATTCATGATACCTTTTGCGTAATCTTCTAGTATTCTATGAACTACTAGTCCTGCTTCAATTGGATTTCCGCTACCGCTCGCTGGAATTAGATTCTTATTAAATCGAAAGTCAATGTATCTCTCGCAGGCCATTAGACTTGATAAAACCGTGGCATCGAGTATTACGTTGTCTTTCTTAATCATTACTTCCATTATCTATTCCTACTAAGAAACTCAAATGAAGTCTCAGGCGGAAAGAATAACGAACCTTTTTCATGCAACATCTGGTACTTTAACTCAATTACTATCTTCTTTTCAACCATAAGAGAGATAGCCGCATGAATATCTTCACCAGTCAAATGTACAAAATCAACTGCCAACTGAGCGTAGAGTAACTTCGCATTAACAGGTGGATGGCCCATAATTATTTCGTATGCTCGCTTCATTACGTCTTTCATTTCTTTTTACCTTTCCACCCATTCGCATACTTAGCTAACATTATCTGACTCATTTTCTTCTTACCTTCAGGCGTCTGAGTCCAGTGTAATTTCTTACCCTTTTTATGACTCTTTACATGCTTAATAATTTCTTTAGCCTTTACTTCCCGACTTTCTTCCTGTCCTAGAAGTTTTAGTAATACTTCTCGTTCTTTGTTCAAATCGGATAACCTTTGAACCGCGCCGAGCTTTATTAGTTCTTCCCTTAATTGCGTCACGTTTAATGTCATAATATTTAGCCTGTTCCTCTATACCAAATGCGTCTGAGAGTATGGTGGCAATGACGTATGACTTACTACAATTGTACATTGCGGCTGCTCTTTCTACCTGTACACGTATTTCGTGCATCAGTCCGCTGTGTACACCTTTTCTTCCTTTACATGGAGGCTGTATGATCATTGTTTATCCCTATGTCGCCTGCCTGTCCTAAAAGAATTGACCAAATCTATAACTGCTACTATGATAGGCGTACCTAACGCAACTACCACAATTAGAAGTACGATAATGTCTTCGCGGTCAGGCATAGCTTAAATCGTATATGTATGTGAGTTCGAGATGACTCTTCTAAAATGTTTTACGGATTTCCTCGCTTACTATTTTCTTAGCAAATTCTGTAGTAACATCTCCTATCTCTCTCATGAACTTCTTAATCGTATCAATGTCAACGCCGGTCTTAACGTGAAAATCTAGTGCCAACTTTACCATTTTTTCTACGTGTTCTTCGTAATTCATTTTTGGTTTGCACCTTTCACAGTCACAGTTACTCATTATGTCCTTTACAGTTTACCCGTTGCAATCATATCAATTTCGTCTGCAATCCTGCCTAGTTCGTTGTATTTCTCATATGCTTCCCTTGCTTCTTTAATACTACGACTACCTAATCCATTACTAGCACGTCGATAAACGTCATAATAACCTCTAGCTTCAATCCTTATTAGTGTCGAGGCTGCTATCAGTGTTTCTTTGTCCTTTTCGGTCAGCATCACGTAACCTTTCTTGATCACGTTTCCAGGCACAAGGAGAACATATTGAATATCTAAAGTCGCCGATAGTCATGTAGTGCGGGCCGAGCTTACTTACTAATCTCTTACACATTGGACATCTAGCTGTATTTCTGTCTAGCTTAACTGTGCCTTGTGCCATCTTATCTCCTATTGCTTACTAACTATTGAACAATGCAACAACGAACATGCACGTCAGCAATTTCACCATGCACAATACCGAGCCGCCATTCAGTAAAACCATCATCATCTACGTCTTTAATCCAGCCCAATCTACCGATGATTGTTTGTTTAACTTCCTCATTCATTCTGAACTTCTGACCACATACACCACAATGAATGTTTACGATTGATTCCACGACTTCCTTAGTGGATTCCATTGTTATCACCTACTTACTCCTCACTAATGGTTAATGACGGATGACTAAAATTATTCACGTCATGGTCCATCCATGCTCGAACTACTTTCATCGTCTCAATTGATGTTAGTTCACCGTCATCTATCAACATGCTATATACTGACTTAAATCTATGACTATCTAACTGATTGAAATCGACTAACAATGTACCATCACTAACCGCTGTAATCTTAATCTGTCGTTGTACGGTGACGCCTTTCCGATATGTCAACATTTCGTCTATATTCATTTCGTATCCTTATCCTTAATTATTTCTTTCAATTCAGCCGGTGTAATACCACTGATTAAGAATTCTCTCTCAGCATGATTCAAAAAGGGAAATGCTTCTTGCGCTAACTTACCACCGTGCATCCAATGATACCAACCACGTCTAATATCACCTTCACTTACTTCTCTCACAACTATCGACTTGTTTAGTGTCTCGCAAATGATTTTAGTATCTCGTTCGCCGTATTCTTGCACTATCTTATACGACATGCCCATCCGATTTCTGTGTAGACTTTCTATGCTCATTGCTTATCCTTTATATACTTATAAACTTCAATCCAAAATCTACGCTTCTTTTTATCTTCCATATCAATAGCCCATAACAAAGCTCGTCTTGCTGCTATTGCTGGTTCATAATCTCTTAACATTCTTTCTGCTGCTTGCTCTATTCTTACCTCTGCCCAATGGTCTCGAAGCATTAGTTAAGCCGCCTTATGTTTATGGTAACTTGCAACAATACTCTTAACCAGCTCGCTAATAATATTACCTTCATTCCAAGTAATATGACCGGCGTTCGGATTTGATGACATTACTTTATGGAACTCTATCCTTTTACGACTTACTATTCCGTCAAGGTGTGAATCAACAGTATCCTCAGCTTCAACATATACTGCGTTCACTTTATCGCTTAACTGACCAATCCTAATGAAACGTCCTTCAGCTTGCTCCTCATTAGCTGGATTCCATTGTCTTTCATGCATTACGCAATCACTACATGTCTGAAGATTTAATCCTTCTCCTGATGCTAATGTCGATGCAACCATGAACGCACGCTTACTACTGTTGAATTTATCCTGCGTTCTCATTCTTTCTTCAGGTGATAGGTCAGCACTAAGCTGTAATAGCTCAGGTGTATCTCCGTTTAGTTCTTCTGACTTATTATTAAACAGCGTCCTAAGACCTTCAAAAATCATAGCCGCACATGATTTATGATGCACAAAGATTACTAACTTTCTATCACATTCTTCTAAGAACTGTTCACAGTACTCTAACGTCGATGGAACCTTAGCCATTCCAACGATTTGTCTCATGGCTATCAAACTTTGCATAATAGCTGCATTGTTCTTAAATGAACCTTCCGTCCCATCAATAGCAGCATCTTTAGCTAAATCAACTAGCTTCTTTACAGCTTGCGCATAAGCATTTCTAGCGTGCTCAGGAACCTCACAGTAAAACTTAGTTCGATTAACTCGTGGTAACTCCGGCATTACTATCTCACGTTCGCGTCGAATAGCTATATGCTTAATGTATTCCTTAAACGCTTCAGGATTACGAATACCACCCATTTTCTTTTTACCGCGTTCATCCTCGTAAACTGAAACCCATCGACGTTTGAAATCTTCGTATGAATGAAACTTCTTTGCATCGAGTATGTTCAATACAACGAAATATTCATTACCTCGATTCTTCCACGGTGTTCCGCTAGTAGGAATAACGGTTTCCATTTTCTTAGCTAGTGCTCTTACTTCACTAGTTCTAGTTGCGTCAGGATTCTTAATAGCCTGACATTCATCTAGAATCATTGTCTTAACGCCGGCTTTCTCAAACTTACTCATATCGAATCTACGCAATAAATCATAACTAATTATGTAACCCGACATACCCGGCAACAATGCATCACGGCTACTAGTAATAACTTGTGGAAAACCGTGCTTCATTCCGTGCCATTTGAGTATCTCTTTTAAGTATTGATACTTCAGTCCGCTTTTACCAATCCAGACGAACGGTAACTTTTCAGGGTGATAATGTAAGTAGGCTAACGGTTGTATTGTTTTGCCTAAACCCATGTCATCAAAAACGCCGAATCCGTGGTTCAGCGCCGTGCCTTGTTCGATTGCAATTGCACCATCACATTGAAACTTATATAACTTTAATGCACTACAAGTTGTACATTCGGTCGGCTTCTCAGGATTATCCCAAGTATGCTTACAATTTGGATCACCTAAACCTTGCGTAACAAACAAATGAAAAGGTGTTGCACGTGGAATTACTTTCTTAATGATATGTCCGCACGTGAGAAGTGTTAATCTTATGTCGCTTTCCTTAATCTCGTATCCACCACTTCTATACGCGAACATTTTACATGACGGACACTTTACGTTATCTTTCTCACTTGATGTAAACTTGTGTCCTTCGTTGCCGCTGATACAAAGATAATCGTAAATCTCTGTAGTCTCGATACTATCTACCGTCGTAAGTTCTTTAGCAATCTTACCACATTCCGGGCATAAATCCTGTAACTTGTGGATAGTATGCTTAGGCGTTCTAGTTACGTGTGTTTCTTCGACTATCTCAATCTCTACTATATTGCCTGACCTGATAGCATCTAAAGCAAGAGGATTAATGCCGTATGCCGCACACGGTCCTAAATCTACTGAACCTAATTCTTTTGCTTTAGCTTTCCAAACATCATCATGGCCGTGCCCGATTGTTAATGCATGAGCAACTTCATGTTTAATAACACTAATCGTCATTAATTCATGCGCTTGGTCGATGGCTAATGCATTGAGATAGATACACTTTTGAGCTGGTACGCATAAGCCGAGATATGGTGCTCTCTCACTACTTTCTAAACGTATTTTCCAGTCTGTTAGGCCATTAGCTATTAATTCTTTCTTAGCTAATGCACTTGCATCATTTCTGTTCATTTGTCCTCACTTGTTACGGTCTAGACCAACCATTAGGCAGGTCATTCTATCTATTACTTATTGCTATGTGACTTTCGTACCGCGGTGACTAACTAACACAAGATAATGCTCACTTTGACATGAGCATTACGTTCTATCAGTTAATAACCTCTAAATTCTTCCGGCAACACTCTATCAACTACGAACGCTCTATCACCTACACTAAAGAACTGTATTGCTTCCCAGTTCTCCATGATAATATCTAGATACTCATGTGCGCTTTTAAGATATTCCTGCGCCCGTGCCTCATCGCCGCGCTCTCTACAATATGTAATCGAGTCACAACTATCATAGAACCATCTGAGGTAGTATGGAGCTAGTGATTTACGAAACATTAATTAACCTTCCCATCATATGACGCAAGGAAACAATCTGAGCTGAGTTCAAAACCAGCCGCTTCGACTTCACAAACTGCACTAAATATATCTTTGTCGCTCAGGGCCGGGCCTTCGATAGTGCAACCAACTAAATCGTTACTTTCAGCATACTTAATAGCGTCTAACATCGACTTGAATCTTAATTCGTGCCTATCATTAATCTTCAGTATCCAGTTAAACATTATTTAGCATCCCCTTTATCCATAGCCTTCGTCGCGGTATTAATCGCTGACATATTGTTCGCAAATATCTGTCGTGCCTTAACTAAACATTCCTCGCGTTGTTCATCGGAAAGTTCATTCCAGATAAAGTTTCCTTTGGCATCGCGTGGCGCACAGAAAACCTGAGCAATACTGATTACGACTTTATTCTTTTCTGTTGTTCTAGCAGCAACTTTCTTAGGTGCCGCAGCAGGAACATACGATATATCTTGTATCTTTAACTTGGCTTTCTCGTCAGCGCGTAACTTACTTGTAACTAGATTTAAATCTCTATCCGCCGATGATAACCTACTTCTCGTTTCAGTTAAAATGTCGATTGCTTCCTTCATTACTAACTGTAAATGACTTCTACGCTTTTGTAACTGTTCTACGTAGAATACCCACTTATCTTCATTCTTAATGGTATCATCCGCCATTATCTTTTTGTGTAGTGCAACGTGCGATATCGTCTCAGCATTAAAGAATTCTGTGCCGTTCGTCGGTAGGTCTTCTAACGACATATCGCGTTGTCCGTTAGCTTTATTCTGTGTAAATTCCTGCTGTAATCTTGCGATAGGTTCAGGCACGGGCTTTACTATCGTCTTATTTTGTGCGGCAGCTTCTATCTCGTCCGACTTACATGCTGCACACATTACGTAATCGCCAACTAAATCTACGGTGCATGGAAACTTCTTACATACCTCGCATGTAGCAAACTCACTATGCGCTGTTACATCTTTATTGCACTTCAAACATATCGCCGGACTACCTGCTAAACCTACAAACTTATGGTCCATTATGGATACTCTCTTTCGTGCTTCTGTACCATTTTCTCTATATATATCTCAGCTCGTTTTAGTGTTTGTAATACCGCATCTGCCTGACCATTACGCCAACCAGATTGTATTAGCCCTTCATTACTTAGCCTAGATAAATACTTCATATACTCGTAAGTGTCTATCTTTTTCTTCTGTATTGCCACTACTAACAATGCACTTGCTTCAGACTCGTTCATATTTGTCATTTAAGCTGTTCAATCCTTCCTATTCTGTCTAATCTGTAAATCCTATCTTGTTCCGTGTCTTCTATCCTTTCTAGAACGTCCTTCAGATATTTAGCGTCATTAACCATTGAAGGGTCCGCGCCGTGCTTCTGTTTAGCCAACGCAATTTTATCTAGTTCTTTCTGTATTTCCATTAATCTACGTGATTCTTGTAACGCAGCAATCTTATCCAGCTCTTGTTTTACGTACTTTTTCATAAATGCCATATATTGTTTCCATTCCCTTCTTGCGGAAATCGGTACTTTCCCGCTATGACTCCGGTATCACTTCGCTATCATCCCGGTATCATCCCTATATCGGTAGTTTGGGCTAAGTCGTTCCCGGTCAG